CCCCAGCACATAGCCCCAAGAAACCGCAAACCCTCACAAAGAAGCCAGGATTTCGCCTACCATGTACAGGTTGTAACACCTCGCATTGTTGTCCACGGGAAGGTTCACGAATTGGCCGTCGTCCCCACACACTCGAAGTGGTGTAATGCGGCACCGCATGCTGAACTTCGGTGCTCCGCCTATCAAAGGGATCGGCTTGAGCTGCCTCTGATTGCCGTACGTCCAATCGGCCTCCAGTGACAGTGGCTCTACGAAGCCGGACTGATGACGGGGCCCCATGACGATGTTGCGGACGGTCGGGAAGTCGCTCATTTCCTTCCAACTGGAGGGGTATGCCTCCACGCTTGGAATCCACGCAACTCGGCCAGACAAAAGGGTGATCGAAGCGTCCTGGAGCGGGATCAACTCCACGGACAAGCTCTTCCAGTGAACTACTGGGAGAAACCTGATAAAATCCTTGATGCGCTTCTCGGACAGGGGATCGCCCTGAATGTTGATGATGGGGTCGGCGACGTTCGCGGTTGGTGCCAGGTAATTCACTGAGGCCAAATGGAGGTTGAACCGCCTTTGTAGCGGGTTGAAGGTCTGTCCCAGCAACTGTGAGGAGACTGAGTGGGAGCTCTGCTGACTCGCCTGGACCTGGGGAGCAGATGAGGCTACGATCGATGAGGCTTGCTGAGATTGTTGGTCGGTCATGTCTGCTAATGTCTCCGTTTTCGATCAAAATTTCAAACATAAATAAACAAATCAAAAAAACCAACTAACATTTAACTTTAGACCCCCTACCTTGACAAACTATGAAAGAAACATGCAAATTTTAAATGTTCAAATAACGCTCCTGAACCTGTGAAAAACTCTCACAACCCAAAACCTTTAAAACCGATACCTGAAACCTGAAAACCCTTCCCAACGCGCGCCGCTGTCCCTTTGAAAAGTCCACAGAGTCCGTTTGCCACTGCTGCAACTGATCGCCCGTTGCCAAGAGAGCCTGGGCCAAACTCCTGGGGTCTACTTCTGAGCCAAAAATTGACTGCGCCCAGATGTAGGTTTGGTGATAGTACTCAACTAGCCAACCCAGGCACTCCAGCTCGGTCCATGAACAAAGCTCAATTAGCTTGTCACCCAGGCGGTACGCGCTGTAAGCCTCGCCAGCATAAGACAGATCCACTAAATGCTGGGTGCCCTGATCCATGTGATACATTGTCTTGAGGGCTAGCAGCCTAGGATTGCGGTAAGCACCATGGGAAGTCACGTAATAACCGCAAAAGCTGGGTCTCATGGTGTACTCAACCTTAGCGACCGTTAAGAACTTGGAGCGTATCTTGAGCCAAAGTGGCGAGAGGACGAGCCTACGGTTGGCGCTCATATCATCACCTCCAACAGCCAACGGTACACCTCTTGGTAGATT